CCTTATGCTGATTTTCAACTAGGTACTGGCTCTCAACTGTTACGCCACGCTGACGTGGAACAACGAAGTTACGTGTGTTAACTGCTAGCGCATGGAACTTACCAGTTGCTGCTGCTGGGAATTCGTCGCAAACCATTACGGATGAACCGAAGATCTGACCTACTTCACCAGTTAGCTTTGTAGCCTGTGTGTTAACTAGGTTGAAGTCCTGGAATTCAGCATCTTCTAGTAGTTCGAAGTAGCACTGCTGTGAAACAATGTAAGCAACGTCATTTGGACGTAGACCATACTTGCCCATAGCTTTACGTAGTCCTAGTAGAGCAGCTGCTGTTAGAGGAGTTGCTGTACCAGCGGCAGTTACTGAGCGGCTCTGTGTTGAGGCATACTTTAGAAGGCCCTGAGCTGCAGTTACTGAAGGATATGCACCATCAGTGTGTCCGCCAAGAAGGATTAGGTTTTCAACACCACGTGCGTGCTGACGGATCATGCCTTCGCGTAGTAGTGGAAGAATTGGGATAATTGCATCTTCTTCTGTTTCGTTACCAAGGTAGCTCTTAGCGATCATCTTGACTGTACGAAGTTCGATTTCTGTTAGTGCTAGACCATCTTCTGAACCGATTGCAACGCCACGTGAATCAAGTGTACCAGCTGGTGCTGTGCCTGGAAGAGCAGCATTACCTGTGATAGTTGCATAGTTTGTGTCTGGCATGATTGGTAGAACCATGCTTGCTGAAGTCATTGCGATTTCACGGAACATAGGTGCTAGGATTAGCTCTAGCTGGATATCGCGTTCGATATTGGTGTTAACTTCGCGCTCGAAGTTATCAGTTGATACCTGAACAGATGACATTGCATTGACTTTTTCTAGAACGTCACGAGCGAAGTCTGTGTTATAGCCTTTACCTGTGATGCGGCCTAGTAGGTATGCGTCGTCTACTTGCTTACCGAATTCTTTCTGCCATGTGTTGTTGCTACCACGGTCAGCGAATACACGCTTGCTGTTAGCCATGTTCTGTAGTTCAGCTGACTTTTCTGCGAGTTCTGTGCGTAGACCTTCTAGTTTTGTGTTTAGGTCTGTGTTGTCATCCTTGAAGCGCTTTTCTAGTTCTGCGAATAGCTTTTCTTCTGAAGATGCGATAACTTGTGCTACGATCTTGTCGCTAGCAGCTTTTTCGTCAGCAGCCTTCTGTGCAGCAGCTGCATCAGCGGCAGCCTTTGCTGCCATTGCGTCTGCAATGCCTTTCTGAATCTGTGCGTTAATTGTTTCGTCGTCCATTTTAATTTTCCTTGACGCCATTTCAGCGCCCTCTGATGAGCCTCCGGTTTCAGCGAGAGGCTGACCACCTAGAGCATTTTCGAATTGTTTTCTAAAAGTAAGATAGTCGCTCTGACTATCAAATGATTTAGCTACAGAGAATGTAGCGTCTTGGTTGCATGGTACTGATACCACTGATATTTCAAGAAGTTCTGCGTCCTTAACAATTAGTCCGTCATTTTGTTTATCATATTCTGCGTCTTTAATCATAAAGCCCACAGAGAAAGTTGATAATACGCCTTCTTTTACAAGATTGTATACATCGCCAGCACTCTTGCTGATAACGCCATTAATCTTTAACCCCTTACTATCCGTTCCCATAGCTACAACTTTACCGATTGGTTTATCGTAGTTATGGTTGAATAAAAGAATTGGATTTCTTTGGAAGTTATTTAATCCGCCTGACTTAGTCCAGGCACTGGATAAAATTACGTCTGCAGATCTATCGATTGCCGTAGTACTTGCGTACCCTTCAATCTTTAGTTCTCCATCTTGATCGGTGCTCACTGCCTTTAGTGATGTATCAAATGTGAACATTTTAGTAGCAGGTTTATCTGCACTTAATGGCACCATCATATCATCTAAATTAGGACCACCTCCTAGTGGCTCGTTTATGTGTCCATTCTCTTCAGAATCATCCATATCATCTAGTTCCTCTTCTTGGCCTGGTTCCCACGTTAAGCAGGTTCTAGTGCTTGTGCAGGTAATATCCCACTTAGTACAATAACCGCTTGGTGCTGAAACATCCGTCCATTTAGGAGTAACTGGAAGATCTGATGCCATAAGAGTAGAAGACTTTAAACAGTCTAGAACTTTTGGTGAGTTATTGTAATACTCACAATTTTGGCATTGGCGAACTCTGGCTTCGTCTGTTGGGACCATCCATTTTTCTGCCATGAAAGACCAGTATGCGTCACTTGGGGCTGTTGGGTCCGCTGGACCTAAATTAGCCTGCCTAATTGCTACCATATGATTTGCCATGTTTAACTCGGCATCATGTGTAACAACAGGACACTCACTACCCTCTATAGATTTTCCTGTAATAGGTTCAATCTTAGTTAGAGTAGAGAACTTATGTCCAACTAAAGTATCCGTCTCTTTATTATCTCTATAGATTCTAATAAGAGCTGCTGGATCTTCTTTTGAGGCCTCTATGGAGAAATTACTATCTGGTATACCTAGAACACCTTCTCTCATTATGTGTTCTATTCTGCCTTTTGCTTTTCCTCCAGAGGAATTCCACTGGACAAAATCCCCAAGTTTTAAATCTTTTGGCTTTGCTTTTTCTTCTATTTCATCTTCTTCGGTAAAGTCTTTTGTATAATCAATACTTTTACCTTCAAGACGATCTAATGTTTGTGATTTCGCTCTAGCCCATGTTTGGCCGGGGTCTCCACCCCATAGTGCCCAAGCTACTCGACCGTTAGAAGGATAACCAGGCTCTCCGGGACTAAAGCCCTCGCCTTTCTTATCTACTTCATGTCTACTGAAAAAGCTGTGCATTCTGCGTACTGTACTTGGTGATAGTTCTTGCTTATTAACGAGTTGCCTCGCTCTTGCAAGCCCTACCGGAGTACCTCCGTCAAAACCATCTTTTCTCCAGTCTAGTGCTTTTTGAGCTTCCTTAGCCATGCCATCGGTAGGAGTTAGATCAATTTCTTGTCCACCCACTTTGGCCATTATTAAGCTCCTTTAGTCTTTTGAACTGCCGGCTTAACTTCTGGTGTGGTTTCTTCTACAGCGGCTTCTACAATAGCTTCCTCTACTGGAAGTTCTTCTGTTGAAGGTGCTGGAGCTGATGGAGCAGCAGCTACACTAGTTGTGCCAGTGTACTGAGCAGGGTCTCCTACCATGTTTAGTAAACGTGACCATGATCCGATGTTTCTCTTTACGAGCTGAAATCGAATTGGAACGTCATCTGCGTCTTTATATTCTTCAGCAGTTAGTACCTTACCTTTAGAGGCAAAATAGGCACCAATCTGCTCTACGATACTTGTTCGTCTAGTCATTAGTTGTTTCCTGTGTTATCTTGAGCTGGTGCGCCACCTTGCGAAGGGTCTGTTGCACTTCCTGCGACATTTTGAGGTATACGTATCTCATCGTGTCCGGCTAGTGCATCTCTACCCATTCCAATTCTAGCTTCATTGGCAGTAATAATACCGCCATTAACTAGTGTTGAATAGAAAGCTGCTTCGTCTCTTAACTCGGGCTGTAGAGCGGGTATTCCGGCTACGTTCTCTATAATCTCAAATCCAAAGAACATTTGTAACGCAGAGTTCACCTTCTTAATAATAGGAATGATGGTCTCTAAGTAGTATAGTCTATGATTTGGTCTAAGATTAGCGTTGTTACCGCTATCAACTAGGACAGGTGGTACGCCTAAAGCCTTTAAAATTACTTTTTCGTTTGAGTCTATTGACCCAGCGAAGTCTAAATCTTTAAAACTGACAGTAGTTAGTGGGTCTACCACCATACCGCCATCTAGAATTAATGGGCTTCTTCCGCCAGACTGTGGTCTGTAAGAAGTTTTCCAATCTTCTTTCATTCTTTCTTTTATACGGTGACTTAATACGTCCGGACTTCTAATTACTAGACCCGGTACTGCCCCGTTTGTAAAAAAGTTATCTTGAAAATCTCTCATTGACTTCATCAGCTTCATTGTTCGCAAAGCTGGTCTTAGTCGAGAGGCGCCTCTATATAGTGAGATTGCGCTATTATCTTTGATATGAATAATTTCGTTTACATTGAAGTCTATAGTCCCTTGGAACGTATATTTTTCAACGTATGTCTTTTCGTCTGAGTAGATAGTTACCTTATTGGCTGGCAGCTGATATAAGTGCTGCCCATCCCAATACAGGAAAATGTTACCATCAATAAGCAAGTCCATGAACATATTTCGTCTAAACGAATGAATGTCTTGGAAAGGATTAGGTTGAACATTTAGTAATGTTTCTACCGTTTTCTTCTTTACTCCGCTTACTTTAGGAAAACCAATCTTGTCAGATCCTACTTTGAAATTTATTTCAGCAGCATCATCAATAATCATATTGACTGCGCGATTAACAATTTCTAAGTTTTCGTAATAATAAATGTAGCTGCGTTCTGGCTCAGTGCTAGGACTTTGAGGCTCCATATAGGAGACCCAGCGCTGACCAGGATTTAGTTTTTCAACTAGCCAACTTCCTAGTTTCATGTTTCTCCTTTTGGATCATTACCCAGTTTTTCTGCTTATCAGCAGTAAAAAGTGCTGGATCCTTACCATAGACACTATGAAGCCTCAAATGATGATCGTGGCACAGCGTTACAGTTTGGTTGTAGACCTTATCTTCTTCTTCAAGTATAAATTCGTCTCTGATTTTCAAGATGTCGTCTACTACTTTAACTGTATAACCCTTCGACTTACACCACTTATTAAACAATGGAGTCATTGTGTAATAATGGTGAAAATCGAGAGATTCTGTTGCCCCACAAATTTCACATTGAGAGCCTTTTTCATATCTAGACTTTGCTCTATCCCTTACATATTTGATAGGGTCTCGAAGCAGAGTTGTTCCGGACATTTTTGTCTCCTTTTCTTCTTTTGCAATTATATTATTTTAAGGGGATAAAGTCAAGGTGCAAATTACAATAGGTACGAAAATACCTCATTAAGTAAAGAAACCAGCATTAATATTCTGCGTTAGTTCCTGAATCATCTCTGTATTGCCAACCTTTTTAGCAACTCCATTTACGTCCGTAAGATATTGTTCAGCATAGTTACCATTTTGAACAAAGTACAGAGCATTTTCTACTAGCGTTGCTGGTAGTGACGTTACTTTGAAAAATCTTATATCTGACATTTTACCACCCCACTGTTTCCCATCTATAAATTTCTACACTGAATATAGCCTGAGGAATTATAGTGCTTGGCCCACTGGAAGGATAGACCTGGTCTGGATTCTCTAACACTCTTTTACCTGAGTGCAGCCAATCTACTTGTGCTGGGAATACATAGGTAGCCCAGTTTATTTTTGCTGCTGGCTCTAGCCTATCCAGTAATTCTATCATACCACGCTTTCCTTGATTGTGACTTTCTTAGGGATACCCTTAAAAGATAGTCCAGATACAAGATACTCAAAGTTAACATAGTATATACCAGGTTCTAGAGTATTGGTATTTGATAGAGTGAATAGGTAGCCCTGTGTTACTTCTGGACTAGTGTAGTCTGCTACCGTGAAGGTGCCGAGTACAGGATCTGATTCTAGAGGAACTTCGCCTCTCTTCGATCCTTTAATTACTGCGGTTACTCCTGAAATAAGTGACTTAGTGCCAGTTACTACAGCAGGAATAACCAGGCTCTCGCCTTGATATATAACGTACATTAAAAACCTCCTGCGCTAGTTTTATAGCTATAAAGCGCGTACCTAATAGCGTCGGCCATGTGGGACGCTTCATTATGTAGGGGCTTTTCTTTTTGTAAACTTTGATTTGGGTCCCATTGATATTGATCCGTAGCATATAATACGTGTTTCAATTCAGGGTCAATAATAATTCTATCGTTGTCTGCTAATGAAGCGACATAGCCTATCCCATCTAGCAGGGACTTCTTAGCATTTGTAGTAGGAATATCGTACTCTTGTGCAAAGTCATAACGTTGCTGTTGGTTAGCGGAGTCAATATAGATATAGTCTATATTCCACTTATCCATTAGCTTTTTAATATTCTTAGCGTGCCCAGAGGTTACTTCCTCGTTATCTAAATACTCGTCTAGAATATAGAAGTTCTCATCCTCCCAGTTGAATGCGATTACGCACATTGCTGTAGGGTCACGGAAACCAAGGTCAAGTCCTGCAAATATGTCGCACTTCTTAAGGTTTAGATCCTTAATTTCACGAACACATTCATCTTTAATCTGCCAACACTTACCCTCGAAGGTCGAGAAGTCTGCTTCGTATTCCTGACGGAATTCGGCATCTGACATTGTTTTACGAGCTTCGGCGACGTCTTCCTCGGACATGCGAGGATTGTCTTTGTAAGTAGCCTTTACTGAGAACCACTGCGGGAACTCATCTGAGAATCCTCTATCGAATAGTTTTGAGAACCAGTTATTCTTACCACGAGGGGTCGAAATAAATAATGCCTTAGAGTTCGGTTTGTCTAGTGTAGGTCTTAGTGACACGTTGAACGCGTCAAGCCCATCGGTAAGTGCCGCCTCATCGAAGATAATAAGGTCATAAGAACGACCTACGCAGCTATCGACCTGATTGACGGAACCAATTCTAATTGTGGAACCGTTAGATAACTCTATAACCCTGTCCTTGGCGTTGTCCTTGGCTACCTCTAGATTAAACTTCTTAATTAGTGATCGTTGCAAGTCGAACGAAATACTAGATAAGTTATAGTTAGGTGCCATAATTAGCACGTTGGAGCCAGGTACTAGTGAAACTACCTGGCCCACAACGTTTGCTATATAGGTCTTGCCTTGACGACGAGATAGAGCAGCACACCCAAAACGATACTTTGGGTTATTTATTCCATTTATAAGAGCTATCTGAGAGGGTAGAGGATCAACCTCTAATTCCTTTAGATAGTTCGCAATTGGTACGCGCATAAACGCATTTGGATATTGAACTATAACGTCTTGTGGTATGTCTGCTCTACTTACTATCATGTAACGGTAATCTCTATTTGAGTTATTTGACTGGCCATCGAGTTCTGCTCTTTAACGTTGATAAGATACTTACCAGCTAAAGAAGCCACTGTACTAGCTTGGATGGCCGTGCCTACTAGCTTAATTCTTCCGCCGGCATCATCCACTAGTGTTAGAGTGCTGTCAGCTATTTTGTTTGTGATGTTACCCACTAGTGTCCCATTGGGACTATTAGCAGCCAGCGTATATCCACTGAGAGTAATTCTTGTGGACATTAATTCGCCTCTACGTCTACGGCGTCTTCTAACGCCAACTCCATATTCCATGGGTACTCCTTAATCGTCCCTGGCTGCCAATGGGTTTGCCAGAGTTTTTTGAATTTTTTCGTCCGTATTAGCTTCTAGTGACTTCATTCTTTGTTGGTTTTCTCGATCGAATGCCTTTAGTTCTTCTGCTAGCTGTCTTGAAGACAGCATCATAGCCCTATCATTCTCTCTAGTACGTGAATCCATCATGTCTACGCTACGTACTGCGCCAGCTACACTTCTTTGTAGTCCATCGCTCATATAGCCAAGCATTTCACTATTACTTCTAGTTAGACGTTCTGTGTTTTCCATTCTCTGGTTCATGACACCTAGTGCGGTATCATACTTACTAAGGTCTGGAGCTACGTATTCCTGGATCTGCTGTTTCATATCCATATAATCTTTATAGACTTCGAAACCGCCGTATAATGTACCTACTGCGGCTGAAAGGGCAGTAAGTATAGCGAATACTTTTCCGCCCGTAAATTTAACTCCACCAATTTCAATAGTGGTGCCTTCTTTAACTTCTTGTTCTTCACTCATATTGTGACTCTACCATCTGTTTCCACAGACTGTCATTTGCTGCTGTCATTTTAAAAATAGACATGTAAGCATCGACGGGCCTATTATTTCTATATATTCTTCTTGGTTTATAGAACTCGGGCCTATCTGGTAATGATACTAATTTATATGCCGAGAACCCGGCTACATATGCCATTTGTGAGATAACTTCGGATTGTCCCTCCCCTAAAGAGGAAGGTGATTCTTGGTTATCTCCATTCGACTGATTACCATTATTAATAGTGTTAAGAGCTTCTAGAGCCGCAGCCTGTGAGGCTAATGACTCTTGCCAGCGACTCTCTGTCGAGGAGACTGAAGAATGCTGAGTCTCTACTTGTACTATGAATACGCTGCTCTTGTCCTCTTCGACTTGTTGTATATTTCCTGTACTGTACTGTTGACTTACTTCGGCTATAACTTGTTCTGGTTGCAGTATTTGTGCTACTGAGGTACTAGAATCTCTAGAACTAGTATCTAGTCCAGCCATTTGCTGATTTTGATAGCTGGTTGCTGCTGATTTAGTGTCATTACCTGAACTAGACCCTGATAGTATATTTGCCTGAGAGCTTTCGCCAGCTTGTTCAGTAAGGGAAGAAACTTGAACAGAGTTAGCACTAGAGTCCATTGAGGCCTGTAGTTGCTGTTGCTGCTCCGCTTCTGCCATTGCTATACTAGAGTTTGAGGCATTTGTAAATAACTGCATAGAGGATTTGGCTGACGCGTCACCGGACTGCTGAGCATCAGAAGTAGAAACAGAAGAAGAAGGTGAGGAGCCCTCTACATTAACCGTACCGCCCGCATTTAGGGCTGCCAGTTGTGTGGGGTTCAATCTTTCTGCAGATCTAGTAGTTGTAGTTTCTCTGGCTGCTGTGGTCGCCACGCTAACTGTAGT